GACGAGTTTGGTCTCGACTGTTCTGTTGGTGGCACGAGTTTCGTCGGTGTCCTTGATTCGCCTGTTGAAGTGATCGCAGGCGGCGTTGCTTTAAGCAGGGAGTATGAGCTTATTGCTGAAACTTCCAAAGTAAGCAGCGTCGCTCGCGGCACCACTGTTGTGGTGAACTCTGAGAATTACACCTGCAGAGAGAACAGAGCCATTGATGATGGCGTTTTTTCTGTGCTGTTGCTGAGTAAGGACTGATGGCTGACACCCGCCGAGAGTTGATCCTTGCTCGCATGAAGAGCAACCTTGATTCTGCTACTGGCGCGACTGTGTATCGCAGCCGAGTGGAACCATTAGCTCGTGGCGAGGTCCCAGCAATCATTATTGAGCCTGTCTCTGATCAACCAAGCGATACCAACGTCTACAACAAGCTGTTATGGACTATGCGAGTGCGGGTGACGGTGCTTGTGCGCTCTGGAACTCCTGATGATTCTTCGGATACCTTCTCGCAGCAAGTTCATAACTTGATCATGAACGATGCAACTGCGAATGGATATGCGCTTGATATAACTGCTGATCGGGTTGAATTCAGTTTGTACGAAGCAGATGTTCCTTTAGGCGTTGTTAGTATGGATTATCTGGTCAAATATCGGTCAGACCGTATTGACCTGACATCGGCCTGAGGATGGCTCGCGAAAGCGTTTGAACTTAGACTGGTGCAAGAAACCTTGTCTTTTCGCTGAGGCCTGACTGATGGCAAAGCTAGCCCGCGTGAGGTCTATCCTCGCAAAAATTGAGTCCAGTTATGGTTCAGATCCAACCCCAACTGGCTCTGCTAACGCCGTTCAGATCTCGCAGCTTGAGATCAGTCCTGCTGAGTCTGAGGTGTTGTCTCGTGATTTGGTTCGGAGCTATCTCGGCAACAGCCCTCAGCTAATTGCAAACACCCGAGTCGTCGTCAACTTCACGGTTGAATATTCTGGCTCTGGCACTGCAGGCACAGCACCTAAGTACGATCCAATTCTGCGTGCTTGTGGCATGAACCCCACAACTGTTGCAGACACCAGCGTTACTTACGCTCCGCGTTCAACGGGTTTTGAGTCTTGCACGATTCACTATGACACTGATGGTATTCGCCACATTGTCACCGGCTGCCGTGGCACCTTTACGATCAGCCTGAACGCGAACCAGGTGCCTGTCTTCAATTTCACGATGACTGGTCAGTACAACGCTCCTACTGATACATCTTCGCCAAGTCTGACCTTCAGCAATCAGGCTGATCCAGAGATCTTCAACGATACCAACACAACTGCTTTCACGTTGTTCTCAGCAACGACGCTTCCACTGCAGTCGGCTGAGATTGACCTTGGTAATGAGGTTGTCTACAGGGAATTGGTCAACTCCACCAAGGAAGTGTTGATCACTGACCGAGCAGCAACAGCAAACTTCGTCATTGAAGCTCCGGCACTTTCTACCAAAGACTTCTTTGCTTTGGCAGTAGCTGGCACTTCTGGCAACTTGAGCATCGTTCATGGTGCAACAGCCGGAAACATTATCACCTTGACTTCTCCAACGAACGGCTTGTCACTTGGCAACCCGACTTACAGCGAGGACCAAGGGCTTGTGATGTTGAACTTGCCTACTACGATGGTGCCTAGTTCGTCGGGCAACGACGAAATCTCAATTGCCTACACCTGATTCATGCCTTTCAAGGTACGCAAGGTTTCTTCTTACGAATGGCCTGTAAAGGTCGATGTGCCTGAAAAAGGCCGTTTCAAGGAAGAAACCTTCACTGCCGTTTTTCGCAAGATCAGTCGCAGTGAGTTCAATTCACTGATTGATGATGGCGATGAGGTGCTTGTGGATCACATCCTGATGGGATGGAAGGGGATCGTTGATGACGACGGTGATGAAATCGAATTCTGCGAGGACATCAAATCCGCTCTTGTTGACGATCCTCATTTTCTTCGTGGCTTGATTACTGCTTTCTCTGAAAGCCTTGTCGGAGCCCAAGCAAAAAACTAGAGGACGCCGCTCGTCATTGGTGTGAAGGCAGCGGCGTTTTTGAGGAAAGCACGCAGGACTTGATGGATCAGGGCATGGATCCTGGTGAAATCAATGCAATGCGCAAGGCTAAAAAGGTCGAATATTTTGGGGTCTGGGAGGACAACTGGGAAATTGTTCAGATGTTCCTCAGGCTTCAGACACAGTGGCGTATGAGTATGGCCGGTGTTGTTGGCCTCGACTATGCATCACTAGATTGGCTTTGTAGACTGTATTCAGTCAAGGATCCTGTCAATCTCTTTGAGGGGTTACAGGTCATGGAGCACACCGCTCTGTCCTGCTTAAACAAGAAGACCTGATGGCTGCTGTTACTACTGAGCTGAAGGTTCTTGTCCGTGCAGTAGGCAAGAATGATCTTGATAAAATCAGCGATTCGCTGACGAAGCTTGGCAAGGCGGCAAGTAGTGCTGTTAATCCAAAGGTCAAACAAAGCGTTGGTGAGCTGAAAAAGCTTAGTGATCAATCAGTAAAGACAAGAGCAAATATTCAAGGCTTCAGCAACGCATTCAAAGATCTTGCGAACAACCTTGAGTTTGGATCTAGAGAATTCAAAGAAGCAACGGCAGAGGCAGCACGTCTCGATGCACAGCTTAGAAAATTAGAAACTCGCAAGCCCCCAACTATGGGGCAACGTTTGCGTAGAGGCGCTCAGACTGCTGGTGCTGTAGCAGCCGGTGGCGTGTTCGGTGGTCCTGAGGGTGCTGTTGGCGCTCTCATTGGCGCGGCTGGCGGTCCTGCAGGCGCTGCTGTAGGCGCAGCAATCGGCGCTCAAGTAGGGCAAGTTAGACAGGCTTTAGGAGAAACAGCAAGATATTCTGCCAACCTTGCCAAACTGCGAATTGCTCTTAAAGGTGTTACTACTAGTCAAGAGGAATATGGAAACGCTCTTGATTTTATTCGTGAAAGCACAAGGCGATTTGCAATACCGCAAGAAATAATTACTCGTCAGTTCACGAAGTTGCAGGCTTCCGTGCAAGGTGCTGGCGGGACTATTGAAGACACCAAAACTGCTTTTAATGGCATTGTTGCTTCTGTAAGAGCAACAGGCGGTTCACTACAGGACATTGATTCTGCGCTGACTGCAACGTCGCAGGTGTTCTCAAAGGGCAAAGTGAGCGCCGAGGAACTGCGTCAGCAAATTGGTGAGCGTTTGCCTGGTGCATTCAGTTTGTTTGCAAAGTCTTTGGACATTACGCCGCAAGAACTTGACAAGGCATTAGAGGATGGGAAAGTTAGCTTGCAAGACTTCCAGACTTTTGCAGAAGAGATATTTAGAAAATACGGATTGACTGCCGAGATTATTGCCAGCAGCCCTGAGGCGGCAGGCGATCGTTTGAGCGTTGCACTGTCAAATCTAAGCGAAAGTGTTGGCAGACTTTTGCAGCCTATCGGGCAGGCTTTTCAAGAAGTATTCACCGCAATCGTTGAAAAAATTGATGAAGCAGCAAGAGCACTCGATGCATTTTTGGGTATTAGTGATGACGCTCGTTTGGATGTTTTAAACCAACAAGTAACTGAGTCGAATCTTAAATTAGGCAGGTTGCAGCAGGATTTGAAGAGAGCACAGCAGGCTGGCACTGGCGCTGATTTACTTGGTACTGCTGACGCTTTTGGGCCTGGTCCTGGTGCTGTTGATCCCACGCGTGGAGGTGTAGCTGCAATCCAACAACAAATAGCCGAACTTGAAAGGACAAGGGATCAGATGGTGCAGGAGCGAGATCGATTAAATGCAATGCGCAATTTGAGAGGAGATATTCAGCAAGCTCGTCCTGGCGATGGCTTGCCAAGCATTGATAAACCAGATCCGCAAGTAACTACTAGTAACCGAATAGATGCCTCAAAAACATTGCTCGATTTGGCTCAAAAGCTAAACGATGCAACTTTGAGCGGGAATGAGTTTGCGATTGTCAGCGCAAGGCTTGCTTTTGACAAGCAAAAAATTGAAGAGGCCACACTACTTCCACGGGAAAAGGCTATTGCGTTGCTGGCTCTTGAGGGTAAAGCAAATCAACAAATTTTGCGCTTGCTTAGTGGGAAGCCTGCGAAAGCAAAAGAGTTCACTGACGAATTGACTGAATCGCAAAAACTTCTGCAATCGATAGAGAATTCAATTGCCACTGGTCTTACAAATGCAATCACGGGCTTGATTGATGGGACAAAATCTTTAAGTCAATCTCTGTCAGGCATTCTCAAACAGCTTGGAAGTTTGTTGCTGCAGTTCGGCATGAAGAGCCTTGTTGGATCAATTTTCCCAAGTGCTAATGGCAATATTTTTGCTAACAACAAGATTGTTCCTTTTGCCTATGGCGGTATTGTTGACAAGCCAACGCTGTTCCCAATGGCGAACGGTGCTGGTCTGATGGGTGAGGCAGGCCCTGAGGCGATCATGCCTCTTCGTCGCAATGCAAGCGGTCGTCTTGGTGTTGAGGCTTCAGGCGGTGTCGGTAATGTAGTGGTGAACGTTGATGCAACAGGTAGCAGCGTGCAAGGTGATCAGCCCAGCGCAAATCAACTTGGCAAGGCAATCGGCGCTGCTGTTCAAGCTGAGTTGATCAAACAAAAACGGCCTGGAGGGCTGCTGACACGCTGATGGCTACTTTCCCCGACATCGCTCCTGATTTTGGAGCTGCAAAAGCAAGTCAACCAACAGTGCGATCTGTGCAGATGGGTGATGGATATGTGCAGCGTTTGACGTTTGGCCTGAATCAAGACCCTAAACAGTGGTCATTGACTTGGGAAAATCTGAGCGATACAGACACCAGCACCATTGAGACATTCCTTGAGGCTCGTGGTGGCTCAGAAAGTTTTGACTGGTCTCCGCCTGATGATTCCTCTACCTACAAGTGGATTTGTCCATCTTGGTCTAAGACAATGGTTGTCTCTGGCCTGAACACAATTAGGGCAACGTTCCAGGAGGTCTTTGACCTATGAGCGATGTCATCATGTTTGAGGAGCTGATCAAAAGCTCCCCGTTTGCTGTCATTGAACTGTTTGAGCTGCATCTTGACCCTGTCATTCACGGCAGCAACACTATCTTTCGTTTCTACAGCGGCGTTGTAGTTCAAACTTCTACGGCTGAAATTATTTACCAAGGCAACACCTATGTTGCTATTCCTATTGAGGCGCAGGGCTTTGAGTACACAGCTGGGCAGAGTGGATTCCCTAGGCCGACGTTGCGCGTTGGCAACCTGTTCAGTGTTGTCTCAGCGTTGATGCTGAACGTCAACGAGACGACTTTTGGCAATGACTTGACCGGCGCGAAGGTGGTACGAATTAAAACGTTGAGCCGCTTTTTAGATGCAGTCAACTTCACCGGCGGCACAAACCCTTACGGGACGCCTTCTGGCGAGCAAATGCCGCAAGAGGTTTATTTCGTCAATCGCAAGATTGTAGAGAACCGCGATGTTGTTGAGTTTGAGCTGGCGGCAAAGCTTGACCTAGAAAACATCAAGGCCCCAAAACGTCAGTGCCTTGCCAACGTTTGCCAGTGGATTTACCGCAGCACCGAGTGTGGCTACACAGGCACAAATTATTTTGATGAAAACGATGATCCTATTGGAGCCACTGCCGCGCCTAACTTCAGTTATTCAAGCGGCGATGAAGAACTTGCCAACGGCCAATCCCTGACCGCTGGTGAATTTTTAGTCTCAAGCAATGGCTGGTATAGGGCGCAGTTTGGGACAAAAGGTGACTTTTTTATTTTTAGCAAAGCCTATGACCCAAGCAGTGTGACTCAAGTTCTTTGGCGCACTGGAACGTCAAACCAAGGTGGCACAAGCATCACCATGGGTACTAACGGTGACTTCTTTATCTCAACCGGCACTAAGACTATTTGGCAGACCCATACAGCTCTTAAGGGCACGCCTTCAACTGTCAGCTGGAACAGTTACATTCCTGAGGAATCTGTCCCAGGAAGACACGCTGCTTTTTACCACGAAATTTTTGGCAATGCAGATGACTACACCGACGACACTGTAGTTCACACGCATGATGAAACATTTACTCTCGATGACGGACGGACTATTACATTGAGATTGTCGGCAAAAAGTAAGGCATTGCTAGAAGGTGATGCGGCTTTGTCTTTAGGTGTCACACGACGCTGGGAGTCAGCAACAGGCAGTGCCTTTACTGCACCCGCAACTGTTCAAAGCTCAAATGGCCTTTTTAGGAAAAATGAGGTCATCCGCGTGACTGTTGATACAAGCGCAAGTAATCCATGGCGTAATCAAAAACTACTAGCTAACGGTGTTTTTTATACAGTTGGCGCGATTTACACAATCACTGCAACGGCTTATTCAACTGCCAAGGTCGTCTTGGAAGACGATGGCAACTTAAAAGTTGTGGATGGCGGTGGTTCTATTTTGTACCAAACCAACAGGCGGGGGGTAGGGGAGCCCCTGCGTCAAACAGGCACAGCAAATCCGCTTGATGATGTTTGCGGCAAGCGTGTGAGTAGCTGTAAAAAGCGTTTTGGTGAATATGGCGAGCTGCCGTTTGGCTCATTCCCAGGTGTCGGGACAAATCTCTCATGAGTGATTGGCGTTCTGCTGCACTTGAGCACGCAAAGGCTGATGCACCCCGTGAAGCTTGCGGGTTGCTTGTCATTGTCAAAGGCCGTGAGCGTTACTGGCCCTGCAAGAACTTATCGGAGTCACCAGAAGAGCTGTTCATCCTTGACCCGGTGGACTACGCAGCTGCAGAGGATGCTGGTGAAGTGATGGCTGTTGTCCACAGTCATCCGACCACCAAAGCAGAGGCAAGCGAAGCGGACAAGGTTGCTTGTGAGAAAAGCGGCTTGCCGTGGCACATTGTCAGTCTTGTGACTGATGGTTGGTGCGAGATCAAGCCATCGGGCTACAAGCAAGAACTGTTAGGCCGCCAGTGGGTGTGGGGCGTCAGCGATTGCTGGACCCTTGTCCGTGATTGGTACGCAGAAGATGGGCTCCAGTTGCGCGACTGGGATAGGCCGCCGCTGTCCACCTTCAATGAGGAGCCAATTTTTGATGACTGCTGGAAAGAGACTGGCTTCCAGGAGGTTGAACTAAAAGACTTGCAGCGTGGTGATCTGTTGTTGATGAACATCGACGCAGCAAGAGGTTTGAATCATTGTGCTGTGTACCTAGGGGATCAGCAGATTCTCCAGCACTTGCGGGGCCGTCTCAGTTCTCGCGATGTTTATGGCGGTTATTATTTAGCCAACACAGGTCGTTTCCTGCGCCACGAAACGAGGCTCTGACGATGCTTAGAACGATCAAGGTCTATGGCAGCCTTGCCAAGTTTCTGGGCCAGCGAGTGTTCCGGGCTGCTGTAGATACGCCTCTTGAGGCAGTGAGTTTTCTGCGTGCCAACTTTGATGGACTAGCTGCCCATATGGCGGGTCATGACTACAAGGTTTTAACTGGCACGTTAGAGCTGCAGGCTGGCAGCAACCCTGAGCAGCTGGGCTTCCCGATTGCAGCCGATGAAGCGATCAGCATTGTGCCTGTGATTGGTGGTGCTGGTGGGCGTGGTGTCGGCTCAATTTTGGCTGGTGTTGCGTTGGTTGGCTTGACGCTTATTCCTGGCGGACTTCCTATCGCAGGTTCTTTGGCAACGAAAATTGGCCTGGTTGGCGGCGGACTGATTTTGAGCGGTGTAGCTCAAATGCTTACGCCTGTGCCGGAGTTGCCTAGCTCAGACCTTGATCCAGCCAGCAATCCTTTGAGCTTTGGCGGCATCCAAAACACGTCAAGGCAGGGGACAAGCGTTCCTGTTGTTTACGGCGAGACGCTAGTGGGTAGCGTGGTTATATCGTCCGGCATCAACACGAAAGATGACTGATCAGATCATTGGTGCGGGTGGCGGTCAGTCCAGTGCAGGCGGCAGTCAGA